GCGAGCATCAGCGATCAGAGCCTGGGCGCCAGGGTGGGCGAGTTCCGCGATTCCGTCGAGGACTGGCTGACCGAGATTGCGCAGTACAGCGCCGAACTGTGCCTTCTGGCCATGACCGAACCGATGGTTGCGCAGATCATGGGCGAGGCTGAGCCGGTGGACCCCAATGCCATCGGGCAAGCGGTATTGAGCGGCCAACCGCCGCCAGAGCCGGTCAAGCCCTACGAGTGGCCGGCAGAGCGCACGCCAGAAACCGTGTTCCAACTGGTGCAGATGAAGATCCGCGCCGGGTCGACCGCTGCACCGAACAAGCTGGAAATGCAGGAGACGTGGACCCGGGCCCTGCCACTGCTGCAGCAGATGATCCAGACCATCATGCAAGTCGAGGCGATGGGTGGAGACGGAACGCCATACCGCGAACTGGTCAAGGAGACGGCGGCCAGGTTCGACGAGTCGCTGGACGTTGACCGGTTCCTGCCTCCCAAGCCGATGCAGCCAGCCATTCCCCAGATTCCCGGCCAGATGCCGGGCATGCCTATGCCGGGCGGCCAGCCTGGCGCGACAACCCTGCAATGAAAGGCAGTCACAAATGTCAACCATCATCAAGCCCACCGTAGGCCGCAAGGTCTGGTTCCGCACGAAGACCACCCGCGAAAACCCGCTCGTCATCGACAACAAGGTCGTGCAGCAATTCACCTCGGAGCCGCTGGACGCGACCGTACTCTGCACTTGGTCCGATCGCTGCGTCAACCTGTTGGTGGTCGACCATGCTGGCGCCGTGCATGCGCCGCGCAGCGTGACCATGCGCCAGGAAGGCGACCCCGAACCGGCCGGTCACTACTGCGAGTGGATGCCGTACCAGACCGGCCAGGCCAAGAAGTACGAAGCGCCGGCAGCCTAATTCAACCTCTGACCCTGCACTGAGGCAACCATGATCTACCGCAAACACAAATACCTGCACCCAGAGCCGGGCGACACCAGCGGAACCGGCACCGCACCAGAACCTGCAGCTGCAACCCCGTCGACCGAGCCGCCGGCATCCACCGTCGTCGAGACGCCTGCGCCGAGCACGCCGGAGCCAAAGGCCACCGAACGGTCGGACAAGCCAGCGGAAAAGCCTGTCGAGACATCGACCAAGATCGGATCCCTGCTGGACAACATCGGCAAGCCAGAAGGCGAGCCAGCGGCCAAGGCGCCCGAGCCGGCAAAGCCTGTCGATCCTGCGGCAAAGCCCAAGGCCGAGGCCCTGGACGAGACGCCGCCAGAGGGCACGAACGAGCGCAACAAGCAGCGATGGACCGAATTGGTCGAACGTGCAAAGACAGTGCCAGACCTTGAGCGCCGCGCCACGGAGGCCGAGACGCAATTGACATCGGTGCGCCAGATGGTGGCCGAATCAGGCCTGGGTCAGGACGAGTTCGCCGGCATGCTGCAGATCGGGCGCATGTTCAAGTCGAGCAACCCGGAGGATCTGAAAACCGCCATGTCCGAACTGGACGTGCTGCGATCGGACATCGCGGCCCGGCTGGGTGTGGACGCGCCTGGAATCGATCTGCTGGCCAAGCATCCGGACCTTGCGGCCGATGTCGACAGCATGGCGATCTCGCGCGAGCGTGCGCTGGAGATTGTCAAGCTGCGCGATGGCCAGGCCCGTCAGCAGCAGACCCAGCAGCAGACGCAGGAAATGACGGAGTTCCAGAACACTGTACGCAATGCCGCGGTGCAGATGGATGCAACGCTGGCGCAGCGGGCGAGCACGCCAGGCCATGCCGCGAAGGTCGAGTTCATCAAGAGCCAATTGAGCGACCCGGCCAAGATGCAGAAGTTCGTCACCACCTACCGGCCCGACCAGTGGCAGTCGGTTGTCCTGACGATGTACGACGCCTACACCCCGCCGGCACCTCCCGCACCAGCAGCCCCGCAGCCATTGCGATCCGGCATTGTGGCCAATGGCGTGCGCCAGGCGAGCAATCGTCCTGTGACATCGCTCGATGCGGTCAGCAACGCATGGGATCTGGCCGGGCTGTAGTCCGATCATTTTCTGGCACTGCGAGTGTTGACACGCGCAAATAATGCGCTCGCAGTTGCCAAATTGATGCCGTAACCGGGAGTCGCGCCCCGGGCTTTTTGACAGCAGCAACACGCAAGGAATACCGCATGTACGTGGGAGCCGCGACCCACAGCCCCAGCAGGGCATGACCAGATTGATGCACGTCGGGTTCGTCACCGACAGGTCAGGCCCTGCGAATGCCTCAAGTCGAACGGGAGCGTCGGCAAGCGTGAAAGGAGTTTTCAAACACTTTTCATGGAGGCCATCATGCCTATTTCCGCACCCGACCTGGCAATCGTTGCCACTCTCTCCATCGCAGACTACCTGCGCAACCAGCCGATTGACCAGATCGGCACCATGCATCCGCTGATGGCCAAGATGATGGCCAAACGCAAGAAGCTCAACCCCGGCGTGAACCAGAAGGTCAACATCCGCAAGGGCTACGGTTCGAACTTTTCATGGAGCAAGGGCGAGGCGACCCGATCCTTCACCAAGCGCGATACCGTTGAACAGGCCACTTTCGAGTGGTACACCGGCCTGGACGGCATGTATCTGCCATGGGACAACCTGTTTGCTGCCGGCGTCGAGGTCAACCCGGACCCTGCAAGCAAGGGCAAGCTGATCCCGACCAACAACGAGAAGGCGATCATCCAGAACATGCTGGCCGAGCAGATGGAAGCGTTCGAACTGGGCTTCAAGGAAAAGCTGGACATCGAAATCCATCGCGACGGATCGAGCGGCGCGGATGCAATCGTGGGCCTGGCGGCGGCTATTTCGCTGACGCCTTCGGCCGCTGGCACGTATGGCGGTCTGGACCAGGTGGCCAAGACCTACTGGCGCAACTACTTCGCCGGCGCGGTGGCCACGGTCAACCTGCTGGCGACGATGGAAGCTATGTGGCGCGCGTGCATCCGCAACGGTGGCGCCCCTGACTTCATCCTGGCCGGATCGACCGCGATCGACGCCTACCGCTCGACTCTGACGCTGACGCAGAACACCGATGCGGGCAAGCCAAAGACCATCGACGGCGGTGTCGGCACTGGTGGCAGCACTGGCCTGTTCTACAAGGGTGTGGAAATCATCTGGGATCCGGTGTTCTCGGCCCTGGACACGCTGGAGGCTCCTGCAGCCGCGTCTCTGTGGGAAAAGCGGATGTATTTCATCAACTGCAACCATTTGCAGTACGAGGATGACGGCATGGAGATTTACTCTCCCGCCTCGCCGAACAACATCCGCGCCACCTATGTGTCGGTGGATGTGCGCGCACGGCTCAAGGCCACGCGCCGCAACGCGCACGGCCTGATCGTCGTCGTGTAACCCGAAGCGGGGCCGGGAGACTGGCCCCGCACTTCTTTGACCCCTGCTACGAGAAAGCAAATCATGAAACACCGCGTCCCCTTGATGAATGTCAGCGTGCATCGTGACATAACGACCACGATTCCAGTCTCTGTCCCGGCGCATGAGATCCCAATTCTGGAGGCCATCCACGGCCGCGACAACGTTTTCCCCGGCGCGGAACAAGGCGAAACCGCCCTGGATTCATCGACGGAATACGACCGCCTGACCCGCAAGTTTGGCGAGGAAGTCGTGCGCGAAGCCTACGGGGCCGCGGCATTTGGCGACATCCGCCGGGCTGTCGAGGCCGCAGCCACTGGCACGCAGGATGACGACGACACCAGCATCAAGCTCGAAGGCCCGGACTCCAAGCCAGAGCCAAAAGAGCCAGCAGCGGCCAAGCGCGGGCGCAAAGCGGCAACGACCGAGTAAGGCCAGGCCGTGCCGCTGATCATTGCTGACCGCGTGCTGGAGTCCAGCACAACCACCGGGACGGGTGTGTTCACGCTCGCCGGTGCGTCCCTGGGCTTTCGCGCGTTCGCGTCGGTGTGCGCGGTGGCCGATACGGTCTGGTACTACATCGAGGGCGTCAATTCATTCGGTGTGCCGACAGGCGAATATGAGTACGGGCTGGGCACCTATTCAGCGGCGAACCAGATCACCCGGACCACGGTGCGCGGATCGAGTAACGGAGGGTCGCCGGTCAACTTCACGGCCGGCACAAAGCTGGTTGGGATTGCTCCGCAGGCACCCAGCACAGTGGCAGTCCAGACGGAATGGCGAAGCCTGCTGGCCATTCCCAGCGTTCCGGCCGGGACCGTGATCGACTATGCGGCCAACACGCCTCCGACGGGCTATCTCAAGGCCAACGGCGCAGCGGTGAACCGAACGACGTATGCAGACCTGTTCACGGCCATCGGGACCACCTTCGGTGTGGGCGATGGTTCTACCACTTTCAATGTCCCTGATCTGCGCGGCGAATTCGTGCGCGGCTGGGACGATGCCCGCGGTGTGGATAGCGGCCGGGTGTTTGGTTCTGCTCAAACAGATCTGCTGCGCAACCACACGCACGACTATCAGGCGCCGAGCATTTCCGCGTCGATGACGACCGGCGCATCGAACAACGTGCTCACTTCTGCTTCTACTGCCACCGGGAATCCCAACGGTGGCCTGGGCGGTGCTGAGACTCGGCCACGCAACATTGCACTGCTCAAGTGCATCAAATTCTGATGCGCTGGCTACTCGCTCTCCTGCTGTGCGCTTCGGCGCATGCGCAACAGGTCTACAAGGTGCAGCACAGCAGCGACACCGACCTGTTCCGGGACTATTCGCGCATCAGTGACCTGTCGATTGACTTCTGCGTCTCTGAGCCAAGCATTGTCGAGACATCGGGGTATATCGGCCTGACGCATCGCAACCTTGTAAAAGGCCCGGTCGGGTACGCCGTGCGGATTGGCTACTACGCGGCTCCTTCATTGGCTGCACTCGGCCCTAGGACGTGGGGCGCAACGCCGGGGCAGTACCGCGGCTTGGCGTGGGTGCCTGGCGCGAAGTCTGCCGGGAACATCGCCAGCATCGAGGCGCACTACGCAGAGGCCAATCTGTCGAGCCTTGTCGCACTGCCTGCCGGGTGCTACCGCTTCGAAGTGTGGGGCAACTCGCACAGTTCAGCCGCACCGAATACCGATGGGCTGATCGAGGTAAACGGCTACCCGTCGCCCACAAGCGATACCTACGGGTACATGGTTCTTAAGACGAGCAATGCGGATTGACATGACCATCATCTACGCAATCCTGTTGATGTGGGC